AGTGAGGCGCTCTTAGGGAGCGCCGAACGTAAGGGGGGATAAACGGAGGTTAAATAGTGGGTGTTAAATCTGGGGATGAGCATTACTCTGTAAAGGCAGCCAAAGAGGCTAAACAGAAAGTTTTGGAGTTTCTCCGTCAAGGTGTCCCTCTCCAAGATGCCATACTTAGGGCAGACCGCCAGCCGGATGTTTTGAAGGACTGGAAGAAGGATGCCAAGTGGTGGCGAGAAGTCGAGAAGGCGAAGGAAGAGGGGGAGCGCGCTCTCAGTGTCGTATCTGGAGACGCTAAATATAAAATCGGCTTTGCCGAGTTCTCCCAAGAGTTCTTAGACTCCCCCATCTTCCCACATCACCAATCATGGATTGATGTCTTGGAGGGACGCGACCCTTCATGGGTTCACCCCTCAATGACTTATGAACCTGCCAGTGCCAAGCGGCTTCTAATTAACGTGCCGCCTGAACATGCTAAGAGCACAGTCATCACAGTCAACTACTGTGTCTACCGGATTGCCATGAATCCGAACGTTAAGATTACCATTGTCTCCAAAACCCAAGAGCGTGCCAAGGAGTATCTCTACTCCATCAAGCAGCGTCTATCCCACGAGAGGTGGGCTAAGATGCAAGCCATCTATGGCAGCGCCGGTGGTTGGAAAGAAGACGCAGATTCTTGGAAGGCTGATAGAATCTACATAGCCCGAGACTCTACTGAGAAAGACCCTACGGTTCAGGCTCTAGGTATCGGTGGACAGATTACAGGTGCCCGTTCAGATTTGATTATCTTGGATGACGTTGTGACTACTTCCAACGCTCATGAATGGGAAAAGCAACTCCTCTGGTTACAGAGAGATGTTGTCACCCGTTTAGGTGACACAGGTAAGTTGCTTATTGTGGGGACGCGTATTGCTCCCAATGACCTATATCGGGAGATTCGTAACCCAGACCATTGGACTGGTGGCAAGACTCCGTTTACTTACTTTGCAATGCCTGCAGTTTTAGAGTATGACGAGAAACCAGAGAAGTGGAAAACTCTCTGGGCTAAAAGCCATATACCGTGGGAGGGTAGTGATGAGGGTGTACTTCCCGATGAACAGGGTCTGTATCCTAAATGGGATGGTCCGGCTCTATTTAGACGACGTTCCGAGGTCAGCCCGTCTGCATGGGCACTTGTCTATCAACAAGAAGATGTCCAGGAAGATTCGATTTTTCCGCCTATATGCGTCCAAGGTTCAATCAACCGGATGCGAAAACGCGGACCGCTAAAGCCAGGAGTACCGGGACACCCTAGAGAACACGGTAATTGGTACACCATTATGGGTCTAGACCCGGCTATGTCGGGTAATACCGCAGCAGTTATCATGACTGTTGATAGAGTAACCCGCGAGCGATTCATTTTAGATGTAGAAAACATGCAAGACCCTAACCCGCAGAAGATTCAGAAACTGATAGAGGACTGGGTAGGCAAGTATAAACCGCAAGAAATACGCATTGAGACCAACGCACATCAGAAAGCATACGCTTTAGATGATGATTTGCGGATGTTCCTAGCCAATAGTGGCGTGAGATTCTCCAGTCAGTTTACTGGTAAGAACAAATGGGATACATCATTTGGTATTGCGGCTATGAGTGGTCTATTTGGGACTATGCGTAATGGTCTTCATAATGACGATAACTTAATTGAGATTCCATCCCAGGATGGTTCTGAAGGTATCAAAGCACTTATACAGCAATTGATAACCTGGAGACCAGACACTAAGGGTAAAACTGACTGTGTTATGGCTCTCTGGTTCTGTGAACTACGCGCTAGGGAAATAATTACTAACTCGCGTATCAATCAGACCCACATGGAAAACAGATGGGTCACTCGCAAGCAGGCTCAGAGTCAATTCATAGTCAATGTGAATGACCTAGAAATGTCGACGTACGAATAGGAACCTAATGGTAGATATTAATACTATTGCTCGGCGCGTAGATGCGCTCAAAATGCGCAACAGTGCTAGAGATGCGCGTATGCAAGATATACTTGCTGTGCGCAAAGGCAACATGTCTTCTATCTATCCAGACTTGTTTCCTGAAGGTATGGACAAGTCGATGGTTGCCAACTTTGTTGATGTCGCAGCACGCGACTTGGCTGAGGTATTAGCGCCGCTTCCATCTTTTAATTGCTCCACAACTAACGTAGCAAACGATAAGGCTAGGGCTTTTGCTGATAAGCGTGGTATGATAGCCAATAACTACGTTTACTCTTCACGTCTACAGTCTCAAATGTACTGGGGTGCTGACTGGTATTTCTCATATGGCTTCTTGCCTATCCTGGTAGAGCCTGACTTTGAGACAGAACTACCTAGAATCCGTATTGAAGACCCAATGGGTGCATATCCAGAGTTTGATAGATTTGGAAGATGCGTAGCATACGCCAAGCGATACTTCAAGACGCTAGGTGAAATTGCTGTAGATTATCCAGAACTTGCTCCATTATTGCTCGGTAGAGAAGGTTTCAATCAAGATACCTCAATGATTACCGAGATGATTCGTTATACCGATAAAGAAGTTACAGTTCTTTATCTTCCAACACGCGGTAATTTGATTTTGAATGTAGCAGCAAACCCACTAGGTAAGATGCTAGTTAATGTTGCTAGACGTCCTACGATTGACGATGAATCTCGTGGACAATTTGATGATGTAATCTATGTACAACTTGCTCGTGCTCGATTTGCTAACTTGGCTATGGAGGCTGCTGAAAAATCTATTCAGGCTCCTCTAGTTGTTCCATCAGATGTTGTAGACATGCCAATGGGTCCAGATGCGATTATTCGTACTGCTACCCCTGGTGGCGTACAAAGAGTACGTCTTGATGTGCCACCTGCTGCGTTCCAAGAACAAGCAGCCTTACAATCAGAATTGCGTCTCGGCTCACGGTATCCAGAAGGACGTACCGGAACGATTGATGCAAGTATCATCACAGGTCAGGGTGTGCAAGCGTTGCTTGGTGCATTCGACTCTCAAATCAAGGCTGGTCAAACCATTCTTGCTGAGACTTTTGAAGATGTGATGAAACTATGTTTCGAAATGGATTCAGTCCTTTTCGATAAAGAAAAGAGCGTCAAGGGTATCGCACAAGGTACTCCGTACGAGTTAAAGTACAAACCAAGCAAAGACATCAAGAGTGATACTTCTGTTGAAGTTCGTTATGGCTTGATGGCAGGACTTGACCCATCGCGTGCCTTGATTTTCTCTCTTCAAGCACTAGGCGCAGACCTAGTATCGAAAGACTTTATCCGTCGAGAACTTCCTTGGAGTGTAAATGTAACCAGGGAAGAACAACGCATTGAGATTGAAAAGATGCGTGACAACCTAAGTGCGGCAATTACCGCAACCGCTCAGTCGATTCCAGCCATGGCATCACAGGGTCAAGACCCATCGCCACTTATACAGAAGATTGCTGATGTTATCACTAGGCGCAGAAATGGGGACAGCATAGAGGCTGCTGCGTTGGCAGTGTTCACCCCTGAGCAACCAGCGCAGTCCGAGATGACTCCGCCAGGCTTACAGGCTCCAGTCGAACAGGCTCCCCCGTCCCCAGCCGTTCCTGGACAACCTGCTGGTGGGGTCCCTCAAACCGCACCAGGCGGAGCACCAGATTTAGCAACGATATTAGCAGGCTTAGGAGGATAACGTGGCTACAAAGAAACGTGCTACTCCTAAAAAGAAACAAGTTGCAAAACGTCGCAGAACTACAAAAGAACCAGTCCTAACTAAGTTAGATTTCTGGGCTATTGCGACTAAAGAAGTTTACGATGCATTACGCAAAGCAGGAATGGACGAAGGAACTGCTTTGGCTTTTGCTATGGACAGGTCAAGTTATCCTGATTGGATAGTTGACCCAAGTGACCCAATCAAGAATCCATTGGACGATTTTGACGAAGATGAGGATTAAAAATGGCAGAAGGTATGAGAACATCTGGAGTCGGCAAGAATGCGAAGCGTATAGACTTAGATAAAGCCAGAAAAGTTCAGCGTGATGCCAAGATTCAAAGAGCATCCGGTGGTGCTTATGGCGAGCGTACTGCACTAAATGAACTTGCTACCGGCGCACCAATGCCAAGTGCTCCACAACCAACTATGCCTGCAGCGCCTATGGGTCCTCAGATTCCAAGCGTTGGTATTTTTGAACCTACGCAACGTCCTAATGAACCTATTACTGCTGGACTTCCAGTAGGAGACGGTCCTGGTCCTGAAGTTTTAAATACTCCAATCACAGAAGTTGACCAAACTGCAGCACTTGCTCGTGCAATGTTTGCTGCTAATCCTACTCCACAGATGCGCAGACTAGTCGAAGCCTTCATGCAAGAAGGACGGTAAATGGCTGAGTTAGGTAAGAGTTGGAATAAGTACCAATACACAAGTGTCTTTGACAACATTCCTAATCGTGCCCTTGCCAACGCCGTAGACATGCAGTTACAGGGCTTGGACCCTAAGATTACAGACAACTTTAATTCGCTTGTAAATAAGTTTCCTAATCAAAGTAAAGATTTTTTGCTTGGTGCTGCTAAGTTAGGTTTGAATTCTAACAGCCAAGGTATTGAAAAATTAGCATCTGTTGACGGGTTAGCCCAATTAAAACAAGATTTGGCTAACGTAGATAACTTAAAAAGCAAAGTAGACCAGAATAAAGGTTTACTCGGTACCATAAAAGATACGATTTACTCAGGTATCAAGGGTACTTCACGATTATTGTTTGCTACTTTGCAGGCTCCATATCAATACATAAGCACTGTTGGTCGTGATGTTTATGCTATGTCCAAAGGACAAGACATTGGAAGTACTGGAGAAGCATTCAAAAGATTAAATCCATTAACTGGATTAGTTTCTCCGACTACTAATCTTGGTCAAATTTTTCAGGCTACTCAAAAAGCAGCAACTGAAGGTAAACCAATTGATACTGGTGCTGGATTTTTTGTAGGTCATGACTCTGCAATTGCTAAGTCTCAAGCAAAAGCGATGCAGGCTTATGGCAGAATTAATGACCAATCCTTTACGATAGGTAGACTTGCTCTAAATGGTCTAGGTGCAGACCCTAATGGTACTCCATACCGTGTTATGTCCGGTATTGTTGATGCAGTTTTGGCTATTGGAACTGACCCATCGGTATGGGTAGGACCAGGTAGCGTTACTAAAATTATTAAAGGCGGTAAAGAACTACAAGCCGCT